AAGCGCGGTCAATGAGTCCAAGACTTTTGAGGCCGAACCATTTTTCAGAATCCAGGACCGCACCCTGTGGGAGGTGCACAAGATGTTGCGCCTCACCCTACAACTACAGGGTGTGGACGTCGATAAGTTCATTCAGGATGAAATCGACATTGACAACGGGCGCAAGCAGCGCCCGGCTAAGTGAGGAGTACACCATGAAAGAGCTGGGTAAGCTCATTACCCCGTGGTACATTCGCAAGATTTGCTATGCGGGTGCATCTATCTTTGGTATTGCCTTAGTGGCGTTCGGCATCGTGGACCCGGCTACCATCGACCGGCTGGGTGGGGAACTGGCACCATTGGTCTCCATCATCGTCGCGGCTGTTGGCGGTATGGCAGCGGTGCGCACCAACAAGGACAGCGACGATCGCCGCCCTGTGGTGGACATTGAAACCGTCATCGACCTAATCAATGAATCCACTCACACCGGCGGTGGCCGTCACACGCTCACTGATGAGGATGGTACCCTCACCCCTGCCCCACGACGTCACCACACCGTACCCAGTGCGGTGGACATTCTGCGTGACATGGCCGCAATGAGCAGCTAAAAGAAGGGAGGGGCGTGGTCATGCCCCTTATTTCTGATGGGATCATCATTGCACTGATTGGATGTGTCTCCGCTGTGTGCGGCGGGGTGGTCACACTTGTCTCTGCCACATTCAAAGCTCATGCGGATAGAGCAGAGCGCGAGGCCGAACGGTCAAAGCGCGATGCTGAATACGCAGAGCACAAGCTTGATCGTGCAGAGCGCGCCACCTCCATACTGCTTGAACAACAACAGGCCCAAATCGACCAGCTGAACACGCGGCTCACCCAGCAGTGGGCCACGATTGAGAAGCTGCAAGAAGAGGCTGAGATCAATGGCAGTGTGCGTGTGGCACTCAGGGAAGTGTTGATTGCCTTCCCCGATCCACCAGGGCCGCCGTCCATATCCCCCATCGCAGCAGCGGCTGTGCAGTGGGAACCCCCGTCACAGTGACGTAACTGTACTGTGATAAAGTAAGCATGTCCCTTTCAGGTACAGGGACGGCGGGAAAGTTAAAGACCCCCTCACCATGGAACTAAGTTCTACGGTGAGGGGGTCTTTTCGTGTTTGGTGCTGACTATGTTACCACAACTTATATTTGGTCATAATCAGCCGCATGAACAAAGCTGCTTCACGTGCTCCACTCTGCTTGCCGCTGGTGGCAAGATGGTGAATCAAAAGCGCGGCTGCTTCATCTAGCGATTCATTGTTGTCTGTCCCGATCACGGCCCACTGAATCAAATCCACTTGGTGAGTAGGTGTAAGACGGCTAAGTAACTCGCTGTCTTTGATTGTGGTGGCGTGAATGTGACTAGCCCCGGTGGACTCACTGGGTGCCGTATAAGAGCTAGCCAACCGGTCGATGTACCACAGGGCCTTGTGA